TTACCATCACCAACAACTTCTTCAAACCCTAAAAAGGCTTTAGGAACTCTAAGAGCGGTTAATAATTTCTTCTGAATATACTCTATATCGGCAATTTCTGATAAATTTTGAGCACCTGGTAATGTTTCTATTGGTGACGCTTGAGCCGGGTCACGAACAGGAATAAAATAATCTTGGTCAACCGCCATTTGATTAAATCTCATATCCACATTACCTGTTTGACTATCAACTACCTGACTTCTCTTAAATTTATTAGCAACACGTTGTACATACGGTTCAACATCTTTATCATCCATATTACCAACGAATACCTTGAATACTCTCCTTTCAGGAGCTCTTGAAGTTCTGTAGATTAACATAGCGTCCTCAGATAATAATAATTGTTTCCAAATACGTCTTGCTTTTTCTAACATAGAAGTACCATATGGTAGTTTTCTGTCATCACCCATCAATCTAAAGTGAGCCATTTCCCAAGAGTTAAACTCCATATCTTTAGCTTTCCACTTAAACCTAAGACCTCTATTTTCTTTAGGTTCCTCAACATTTTGTGATTTAGCCGGCATACCTCTTTCCAAACGTTCAATTTCTATATTTGGAAGTTGCATACAGCCAACAACACCTTTTTCAGGGTCTAATTTAAGATATACAAAATTGTCACCATACTTACATGTGTTTCTTGTCCACATTGGTAAGTTAGTATTGATATCTAAAACGTTATTAAATAAATCGGTTAATATTCCTTTAATTCTTTTGGACTCTGAATAAATCTGTAACATATAACCATTTTGGTCAACGGTTGTTGATTCTTCCCCATATATGTCTAAAGCCGCCGAAATTTCAGGAGTGTACTCCATACTTTCGTAATCATAAAACGAGGCTAATCTTGTTGGCTCGTAATAAACCGCTTGAGTATAAAGATTACTCTCAATCTTAGTCCATTGATTTCCTAAGAAATAAGTTTGTTGTGCTTGTAAAAGTTCTTTATCGTATTCTTGTTTTGAAGTTGTTTTTAACAACTCCTTTTTGTCAAATCTGTAGGTTGGATAATCTTGATTTAACAATGCATTTGGTCCAAACGCTCTTGTTAATTTTTGCCAAACCGTTAATTGTTGATTATTCTCCATGTAACTAATTTAAATAGATTAACTAAATAACTAAATAGTAGTTTTAGTATGTATCTTAGATATAAATATTACCTAACACCAAATAACCATCCATACTTAGCATAATCATCTTTGCTAATAGTTTGGTTATTATGTTGTCCAGGTCTATCTGTCATAACTGGCATGACAGGATTGAACGATACTTGTTTATTTACATTTTCATTATTACTGACAGACCATGAATCAATCATCGCTTTGGTCTGTTCTGTAACTTTGGTTAATTGTGTAAATGATGACTCCGCAACATAACAAGCCATAGCGATTGACATAATCAAGTCATCGTGATGTCCTTTTTGGTGGTCAGGTCTTCCATTAATATAAACAAACGTATTCATTTCATTGAATAACCTTGTGCTATAGATGGTAAAACCGTGTCTCATCACCTCCTCAAAAGCGGCAATTATTTGAACACGTTTGTTGTTAAAATTTATACCAGGGATTTTTTCAGCGGCTTTAGGGTCCCATTTCCATTTATTTGCAACATCAACACCATCAACATACAAGTTTTTATATCCCATTTCTTGCATTTTTCTGGCGGTTGATACTCCCATACCACCCGTGATATCAATAACCACAAAACATGAGTACATATTAGCCCATTTATAACATATTTCAGCCATAGTATCAGGAGGTAATTTCCCAACAAACTCGGCAACTTGTTCTCGTGTATCAAAATCAATGATTTGGAAGGAACTGAAATCTTCACTATCCCCTCTACTTACATCCACACCCATCACATACTTGTGACCGATAACCGGTTCTTTCCATATCCAAAGAGAGTTACCCATCATTTTATTCTGAGGTTCTCTTACCATATTCTCCCTAACGGTTTGCATTAAATTAGAATCAAATACGTTGTCACCTGAACCTAAAAAGTTACACTCCAATTCCTGAGAGACCTTTCGCTTGTCATATTTTAATTTTTTTACCATCCTTTCAAACCAATCAGAACATGGTTTGTATCCATCATCCATCAATTTTTTTACTTCATCATAGTCTCTATCAGGAAAAGACACCCCCTCCCAACTTAATAAAGTATCGGGTCCATATTCTTCTTTGTTTAACAAGTAATGAATGATATCTTTGGTTTTTACAAAATATAAATCACTGGTATATCTTGGGTCTCTAAACCAAAACATTTCAGAAATTTTAAAATCATTCATATTTCTGTTTGCTAAGTCATATATTTCATAATAAATTGGGTCGTATCCATTAGGTGTTGAAATTACGATAACTTTACCACCCGTTGATAACGACGCCATACAAGCCGCCCAAAAATCACTATCAGCCTCAATGAACGCAGCCTCGTCAAAAATCAGTACTGTTGGGGTAAAACCTCTAAGAGCATCTTTGGATGTTGCCACGGCTTTAACTTCACATCCATTATTTAATTTGTAGTGTTTTTGAGAGTTCTTTTCTACGGCAAAATCAACACCAACCCAACTAGGCCATTGACTAACAAAGGCTCTTATCTTGTTCGCCATTTCTAACGATGTATCAAGTTTGTTGGCGATAATCAGTATTTTTTCAGGTTTTGTTTTTTTGGCAAATGCTAATTTTTTAGACACCCAAGCGGCGGTTACGGTTGAAACTCCCGCCTGTCTGTACTTTAATGCAATATTTTCGTTGAAGTTTTCGTAGTCATCTAGCAATGAAATTTGGTCAGGAAATAACTCTAAGGGTACATATTTTGATACAGTATTGTCGTAAGTTTGTAAGTAAGTTTTTAGAGCATAAGGCGTATCTCTCATACACTTTACATATTCCATCATTACCTGTTCTTTAGTTAAACTCATAAAATCATTTTTATATAAATATCAAAACCCCCAACAAGTGGGGGTTTTTATTTATTTTTAGTATTTTACAGACCTAAATCCGCTAAATCAATGTCATCTAAATCGTCTTCATCCCATTTAGATGCTTCATCTTCGTATTCTTGTTTTTTAAGGTCGGATACTATTTCATCAACCAATCTTTTTATGAATTTTTCACCTTGTGGGTCACCTTTTAAAATCAACTTAGCAACTTTAAAGAACTCCTCAGCATCTAATTTAGAAAATCTCATGAACAAATAATGTTGTATTTGTTTTTTGTCGTCTTCAAATAATTCTATTGGATATGCCGCGGTAAACTTCTCCCAAAAAATAGGTCCTAATCTCATATCCCATATCTCAGCAGGTAAAGTATCTTCAGACCCCATCACCATCTCGGCTTGTTTTGGGTCATCAGGTAAACCGTGAGTACCAAATATCTCATAAATACCCTTGATTAATTCGTGTATAAGAAGTGGAAATGTTGCAGCTCTTGCGATAACAGTTGGTGGGTCAGTTTGAGCGTCTACTTTAGTTTGACCTAATTGACCCTCACCTGAAGCCGCCATGGATTCCATGTCAGGCATAACCCAATATAAATGGTCCATTAATGACTGATTAACACCATATAAATTAACTAGTTGTGGGTCTAATCTATCTAACTCATCTCTAACTAATTCAAACATATAGTGACCTTTTTTAGACGCTCCTTGGATTAGTGAGTTTATAAATCTTCTTTTAGCCTTTTCTAAATTGAATTTTTCAAACTCATCCACAAAATCCTCAATATCTCCTTGGTGTTTAAACGCTTTTTTAACGTCCTCTTCTTTTGGCTTTTTTGGTTGTTCTCTCATACCTTCTTGAGATGGTAGAGGTCCTTGTACTAATTTAGCGTCAAATTGCATAGCTCCATCAGGTATTCCCATTTCTTTTTTAACCAAATCAACCGCCAAGTTTTCAAGGTACTCTTTGTTTCTAAATTCAATCCTCATTACTTGTTGTAATGATTGCATTGCCATCATCATCAATTGCATTAAAGGATTACCTCCCTGTAATGGAGTGGTAGTTCCCAAATATCTTCTTACAGTATCAACAGAATCCTTAAATCTTTTTGAGGAGACCAATTCAACAAAGTCCCTATCTCCTTTTGGCATTGCCGGGTGAGTAGAATAAGGAGTTGACTTACCTGTAATTTTCCTCTCAATATTAGGGTCCATTCTCTCAGGACCTTCATAGTCTATCGGTGCTTCTTTTATGTTAGTCTTTAGATTTTCCAAAATAGTTTTTTCTTTCTTTGTTAAACCTTCCTTAACTAACTTTTTCTCAAGTTGATTCTTGACATTTAATTTTTTTTCCATTTCAATATTTAAACTCATGATTATTTCAAATTAATTCCAATTTTATCAAAAGATAACCAATCAGGTATTTTAGCCTTTGGAGCTGGTTCATATTTTGGTTGGTATGGTGTTGATGGTTTTGGTCTTGATGGGGTATCAACATCAGGTTTTACCGGAGTTTCAACTTCTCTTTCTTTTGCCTTTGGAGCTGGTTCATATTTTGGTTTGTATGGAGTCGCCGGTTTAGGTCTTGATGGTGTATCAACATCAGGTTTAACCGGTGTCTCAATCTCCTTCTCCGCCTCCATAATAGTTTTTATAAAATCTTTTTTTGACATTTTTGGTGTAATATGTTTCTCAACCATCTTAATTATGCTTTCTTCTAATTTTTGTTCAAAAGTAGGATTAAGAGTTTTACCTAAATTTTTCTTGTATTGACCTGTAGCGGTACTCATTAATTTTTCGTTAAAATTATCCATTCCAAATTCTTCTTTAGTTTCTTTTTTCTTTTCTGGTAATTTACTAAAATCTTTTGTTGATTTAGCGAACTCGTCTGCCATCTTACACCATTTATTTCTTTCTTTTTTACTTAAACTATCATCATTACATCTAGCAAAAAAGTATTTTTGTTGTTTTTTAGACTCAAATTTTTCATT